ACGCCTTGGCCCAGCCCGCCTACACCAATTAGATCGTAGCCTTTCTCGATGTACCGCTCAACGAACTCAAGCGGTGTCTGAAAGTGCACTACGGGCACGGGTCGAAGCCCGTGCTCTTGCTCGAAGTAGCACTGCACCTCCCAGGTCAACTGGGGGTTCGATATCACGTCCACTGTGGCGAAGAGAAGGTCCTCATTTCGAAGACACTTCATGAAATAGGCGTATTCATCGCAGTACGCCCTGAAAGCTGATCCTTTCTTCAGGGTGTAGTACGAGAAGTCCCCTTGGGTCCACCGTCCTGGCGGAGCTTCCAATTCCCGCCCATGCTTTCCGATGCGTTCTCGGAGCTTCAGGACGTGAATGTTATAGAGAGAGTGCGCCCCACTGTCGATGAAGAGCGAGTCAGAGTAGAATTCCATCAGTGTGGCATGTAGGCAAGCGACAGGAACTCTTGACGAACCTTGCCGTCCTTCAGGAACTCCCCACGGAGCGCGCTGGTCACAGTATGGTGACCCTGTTTGCAGATGCCCCGCGATTCCATACAGAGATGACGCGCTCGAACCACCACTCCCACCCCTTTGGGTTGCAAATGCGTGTCCAACGCATCAGCGATCTCTCGGGTCAACCGTTCCTGGACCTGAAGTCGCCGAGCGTAAATGTCCACCAATCTTCCCATCTTAGAGAGACCAACAATCCTCCCATTCGGGATGTAGGCCACCGTCACAGTTCCGAAGAACGGAGCCAGATGGTGCTCGCAATGGGAATAGAAAGGAAGGTCTCGTACGACGACCATCTCATCGTAGTTTTCTCCTCCATCTTCAAAGACCCGAAGAACTTTTTCAGGGTTCTGGTGGTAACCCTGGGTCCATTCCCGCCAGGCCTTGATCACGCGCTTCGGCGTGTCTCGAAGCCCTTCACGTTCCGGATCCTCCCCTACGAAGAGGAGCAGATCTCTGATAGCTCTCTCGGCTTGCTTCATCAATAGCCCTTCTCAGGAACTCCGCCCAACGGCACTGGGGGCTGAGAACGAGGGTCAAGCTGGTCGGCTCGGTAGAGCTTGTGCACTTGCCATCCTGCTCGGAACGGATCGCCGCGCTGCAAGACCCATTTGACGATAGCTTGTCGCAATTCAGGATCCTTTCGATGTCCCCATTCGGGATGAATCCAGATCGGAGGCTGGTTGGCATTGAGGTAGAACTGAGCATCCCACAAGACTTTCCGATAGAACTCAAGGTCATCGGGTGTCTCGACGATGATCTTGAATTCGTGAGCTCTCTCAACGTTCTCCTTCAAGGGAAGCTTCCACTTCTTCGGAGACAGGGTGATCCAGTCGATGTCCCCTTTGATTAGGAAAGCTCCACTCGTCTCCAGGTGGATCCGTGGGATGGGGTCTTGGTTGGCTTTGAGCGCCGCCACCAGCGGGCGCAGGTCGTAGATGCTGGGTTCCCCTCCGGTAACCACCACGATCTCAGCCTTTGTCTCGGCTGCCTCCTTGGCCAGCTGCTTCTCGTCCATCCACGGGACATGGGTCGGTTTGAAATCCGGGTGCCAGGTCCCCGCTGAATCGCACCAAGGACATTTCACCGGACATCCGTAGAGACGGATGAAGAAAGCTCGACGTCCCAAGTGAACTCCTTCACCTTGGATGGTGAAGAACCGTTCGTGAACGAAGTATTCCATCAGAAGACGACGTTGGCAGAGTTCTTCTCGTCCTCGTAGCAGGTGACTGAGACTACAGCTACTCCCCGAGCGTAGTTATCAACACTTCGGTCTAGAATAGCCTGGACGTTCTCGCCGACCCACTCCGCCAGCCCTTCCATCGAACAGTCGGGCACCTTCACAATCTTGAAGAGGTGAGAATGCGTAGCCAGTTGGAAATCAGCATCCCACTTCTCAAATTGCGGGAGGAGAGGATCGTCAAGGTTCAAGAGAACAGTGTGGTCGAAGTTCTCATCGAACCAGGCCTTGACGTCGTCCATCTTGCCAACGTCCAAGACGAATCCGCATTCGTCCATCGTCTCCGCGGTCAACGTCACCTCGAAATACCAGTTGTGCCCGTGAATCTGGGCACAGTGTCCGTCGTGCTTCGGCTGGCGATGGGCAGCCGGGTACGGCCCGAATCGTTTTCTGATTGAAGTCATGGCGTCGTGTTCGCGCTCTCAGGGTTAGGCTTCAGCCGGTACATGATCAGGACCTGGCGCTGGAGCTGGCCCCTGACCATCATTCGATACAAGCAAGGCCGAACTTGGTCAAGGGAAAGATTGGCGTCGCGCGCGATGGCATCCTCATCTTTCCATTCGGGTGAGAGGGCCCCAGCTACTCGCGAAGCATAGGACCCTTTCCGGAAACCAAACGCATCGATCGAGGTGGACTGTTTGGTTTTCACCAGCCGAAAATCCGGCGTCTCTTGAAGCATCCGGAAGAAGCTCCGAAGCCGGACGGGGACCTGCTCGACACTCAGTTTCTGAGGCGCTTGTTTGAGGTACTTGACGATCTTCTCGTCAGTCCAATCGTGGGGATCTTGAAACCCGATCCCCTTCAGAAAGACGATAGCTTTTCTCCGAAGGATCTGCATGGTGTGTTATCTGATCTACCAGGACGAAATGACACAGGGACAGGAGACGGCCAATTCCGAGGCCGTGTACACCACCCGAGAAGTGCTATGGCGACCCCGCCGAGCCACCACCCAGTTGAGGCGGTAGAGGCCCATCCATTTCTCAGCTTCAGTCTGGTTGATACCAATCATGCCAGTTACGTGAGCGTTCTTGCGCTTGTCTTCTGAGAAGTTCGAAGGACCGATCAGGTGAGCCGAATAGGCAGGTGCATCGGTTTGGGTGGCGGTAACCACCAGACAGTGCAGATCGAGGGCAATTCGACGCAGGATGATCCAAGTGCGATTGACCTGGTGACGGGCATCTTGTCGGTTGGTCTCCGGTTCAGGCTTCAAGAGATCAGCATAGTCCACCACAATCACATCGGGGACCCAACCTCGACGAATGAACTCTCTGACGTCTGATTCAATGGCCGAAGCGGAGACGATGTAACCGCCTTGCCGTTTCAGGCGAAGACGCAGCTCTTTGGCTCCGATCGACTCTTGGAACTGGGCCAATGCTTCGCAGGCTTCTTTAGCCGATAGGCGCTCCTTGAACTCTCGATCTTCGGCCATCACAGTGCGCTCTTTCCCTACTGTCCTGATCTCCTTGGGCCAGCGAATATGTCCGGGACTGATAGGGCGTCGAGCGATGCGAGCTATCAATCGCTCTTCCACCTCCAACTCCGACATGTCCCCGAGGACGTAGTAGAGGACCCGGCGCCGAGACTTCAGAGCTCGATACACCATCTCCATCAACCAGAAAGACTTCCCGCGCTTGTCGGGACCCGCGAAAGCTACGAAACTGGTTCGGCGCAGTTGTTGGTGGAAGAACTCACCTAAGGCACCTGGAAAGTGGACGATGTCTTCCTCCTGTTCTGATCTTAGGGCCCGGCAGACCAGTTCTTTATCGAACGGGTTCAGCCAGGTATCCGCAGTGAGATCAGCGCGCTGGAAGTTGATGACCTTGTCCTCCGCTTCCGCCAGCATTCCGTTCTGAACCATCTGGCCCAGCTCTTCATGAAGGCGTTCCAAGCGGAGGCGCTTGAAATACTGGCCGGCCTTGTCGACGATGAAATCTTCATTCAGTTCCTCAGACGACTGTTCTTTGATGAGGTTGAGGAACTGTTCCATCAACTCAACCTGATCAGGATCGGCATTCTTCTCGGCCCACTCTTGGAAGTAGGTCCAGAGGGCTTCTTTGGGAGGTTGGTGATACTTGGCCCAATGTTCTCGGCACCACCGCCAACACCGATTGGACCAAGGAGCGCGGAAAGGTCGACTCTCCTCACCCAAGTGGGTCACCAACCGGTCGAGCACTCCCGGGTGAAGAGCAGCACCCGCCAAAATCCAGTGCTCTTCCGAGACGGTGAAGTCTTGGACTTTCATTCTCAAAGGTTATCTCCAATGAGAGATCGCCAGACCTCAAGAGGTCCTCCTGTCAGGAACCACTGGAGAGATTCCGGGTCATGTTGGGCCAACCTCAACCGCCATTCTTCGTACACTTGAGTGGGAGGTTGAGGGTAGTTTCGGCGATCCCTAAAATAAGCAGATTCAATCTGGGAGAACTTCCGACAGAAGGATGGCAAAGTGAGACAGCTAGGCACAAAGGGGCGTCGATAGTTCTGGAAGTACCACCGCATGAGATGGTCGACCCAAATCAACTTGTTCGTGGCTGGGACATCTTCTCGAGCGCTTGAATGAGGATGGAGCAGCTTCAAGAAAGCTCGAATGGCCAGATCTTCGGTACTGTTTGGGTAAGGATGGTGACTTCGAAAGCAACGCTGGTGATTCTGTGCGAATCCTCGGTAAGCTCGAATCCAGCGTCCCCAGTCTGACCAGTTGTGTTGGGTGATCAGATCAGGCAGCGTACTGGTCGAGTAACCGAATGGCGATCGAAACTTCTCGATCAGAGCTGGGGATATCTGAATTCTTCGAGCTGTTTTTTGTTTCATTTCAACAAAAGTTGGAGATGGTGATGTTCTGTTTTTTTTTTTTTTTTTTTTTTTTTTTTTTTATTCTACAAAAAGTTTCCATTTTTTGGCTGACTTAATTTTTATGTTGATTCAAAAGAAAACTATACATTTACACCTCTCACCGAGAGGTCATGCGAATGTAAATGAGCATGAGCTCTCTCGCGTTTTTGTTGATTCCACAAAAAGTTCCACTCAGATCGGGATGTCATTTTGTTTTGTTCCGGCAAAAAGTTCCACTCAGACTGGAACCATTTTTGTTTCATTTCAACAAAAAGTTCAGAGGAGTTCTCCGGGAGTCTCGTCCTCAGGTTCGGAGTACGTCGCCTGAAGTTCACGCTGGATTATGCGCTTCAGTCGAAACGCCCGCAAGGCCTCTTCGGTCTTGCCCATGTACGTCGGATGAAACCGGACCGGTGTGTCGATCGGTTGCCAAGCATCGCGTACCGGTCGAGGGAGGCGGTAGGGTGGGAAGACGCGGACGTGCATCCAGCCTGGTCGACGCACCGGATGAGTCGACACCATGCCTAACATCTTCAGGCGTCGAACGATCAAGAACCATTGCCGGCGAGAGAGACCTACGAGAGCCACCGCCTCATCAGTCTTGTAATAGGGCGGTGCCAGGTTGATCAGGTAAGCCAGCACCAGAGTCTCCGTTGCGTTAAGCCTTCTCGTGCGAAAATCCCGGATGAGAGCGGCGGGAAGTATCCAGAAGGTATCTTCCTGGGGGTTCATGACTCCAAGCCCGATGAACGCCGAATAAGCCGGATCTCGCGAGGGGAAGCAGATCCGGGGTCTTTGGCGTCCAAAACGATGTTCTGCGTCCGGCCCGGGAAGGTCGAGAGATATCGGCAGAGCTCTCGAGCGCGTTCCTGGGCCACCGGTTCGTTGTCAAAACAGATCGTTCGAAAAGGAATGGCTGCCAGACATCGAACCTGGGCCAGCGAGTACTGAATGCCAAACAAGGCTCCAGCTCCTGGCCCGATCTTCCAGACATCGAATGGACCTTCAACGACCACGACCGAACTATAGCAGAAGTCGAGGCCATAGACGATCTTCTTGTGTGGGATCTTCTCCTCTTCCGCTGAAGCCGAGAGGTACCGTTGCGCCACGTCGCCTATGGCCCGAGTGGTCCAGCTGACGCGCTCGCCTCGAAAGAAGATAGGAATGTAGATGCGCCAGCTGAGTCGTGGCGCGATTCCGATGCCTTCAATCTGCCAGATCCTGACGATCTCATCCGGGTCTAACCCGCGTTTGATCAGGTAGTTTCGGTGAGCCGGAAGGAGCGGGCCGCGGTGGGAAGGTTCCCGCAAGACGCCTTCCGCTCGAGGTGTAGGTGGAGGAGGAGCGACTTGGTGCTCCTCCATCCATTCGCGCACCTGATCCCACCGGAGGCCTAGGGCCTCCCAGACGCGACGCGTCGGCAATCCGCCACACCGCCAGCAGGCGAAGTAGTGGAAGAGCAGGTTGTATCCTAGGTGAAACCGGTGAGAATCCTTCCCGCAGAAAGGGCAGTCCAGTTGAATCCATCCCGGCCGAGCGTGGTGGTGTTGCCCGGCGAGGCGTATCTCAATGCCGGCTTGTCTGAAGAACGCTTCCATCGCCGACTTCCTCGTGCGAATGAGCGCCAGTCTTTATTGGCGTCTTCGAGCGGAGGTCCTCCAGGAGGGCGGTCAGGAGGTCGAGGTTGTCGGAGGTGGCGGTGCCGTGCAGCACCTCCTCCAGGATCCGCGCCTTCTTCTGGAGGAGGCGCATCTGCTTCTCCTCCAAGGTACCGTGGGCGATGAGATAGGTGATCTGACAAGTGTGACGCTGGCCGATGCGATGGATCCGATCTTCGGCCTGGACCAGCTCGGCAGGTGACCAAGGGAGATCAATCGCCACGGCATGGTGGGCCGCGGTCAGGTTGATACCGACTCCCGCTGCGATCCAGTTCCCCAGCAAGACTCGCGTCTTAGAATGATTCTGGAACCGCCGCACTACCTCCGGCCGAAGGTTCTGAGGAGTGCGGCCGTCAATCACTACAGCGAGAGGTGACCCGAGCTTCTCCTTCAGCCAATCGATCATCGCCGTATGGCCGGTGAAAGCAACCAGTTTCAGGTCAGGGTTGGCTTCAAGGAAATCGCGAATCCACTGGAGCACCCAGTGGCGCTTCTCTTTGGCTACCCACCGGAGCAAGTAGCCGATGCGCGTGAGTGCTTGATTGCGGGCGGCGCGTTCCACCCGATCAGGACGAACCGTCGCCAACCAGCCTAAGAAATCACTTTCAGCTAGGCGGTAGGTCTCCATGTCGGGCAGCTGGCCGAACACTACTCGTCTCTCTTTCTCAGGCAGTTCCTGAAGGACGTCCACCTTTCGGCGCCGAATCATCACATGCTGCCTCAAGATTCGGTGCAGTTCTTTGAGGTGCGTGGCGCCTTGGAACTGCCATCCCCAAGGGGTCCAGCGGGGCGCACAGTACCGCCAGGCGAACTTCTCACGCGATGGAAAGAGTTCAGGTCGGATCGCCTTCAGCACCGTCCACAGCTCGATCGGCCGGTTAGAGAGAGGTGTGCCGCTCAGGCCGATCACTGAAGGAACACCTTTCACCAGGTGCAGAGCGGCCTTGGTCCGTTGGGCTGTGCCGTGCTTGATGAAGTGCACCTCGTCCAAGATCACGCATTTGGGCTTCAGCGCCAAGAGACTAGGCAACCAAGCAGCCAAGATGTCGTAGTTGAGGACGAAGAACTCACCTTGGAGCTGCTTCACCTTGTCGGGTCGCCCACTCAAGACCTCGAGCGGGATCCTGAAGTGCATCCAAGCTTCTGCTCGCCAGTGGAACTTCACACTGGCCGGAGTGACAATCACCACCGGTCGCAGTTCCGGATGACGATAGACGTAGGCAAGACTTTGAATCGTCTTGCCTAA